GATCCTCCGGGTCGGCACCGCCGAGCAATTCGGCCCTTCCTCGCAGGCGATGCTGCTCGCCAAATCCCTCTACCCGCAGGTTCGCGATGCCCTGCTTCTGACCGGATCGTGGACATGGGCGATGAAGGCCACCACGGTCATCGAATCCCTCCCGCGCCCGGAATACAAGTGGGCTTACCGCTACGCGATACCCACCGACTGCCTGCGCGTCTTCCGGGTCAACGATTACGACTACTCGACCGGCGACTCGTCGTGGGAGGTGTCTGGGAACTTTGTCCTCACCAATGCCGATTCCGGCTCACCCGCATGGGTCGTGGATCGTGTCTACGAGGTCGGCAATGCGGTTTCCAACAACGGCGCGGTTTACCGCTGCCTGGTTGCCGGATCGAGCAAGCAACCCGGCGTCACTTCCGGGTGGACGACCGATTGGGATATCTGGCTCGGCACGGCGATCACGCTGGAATATGTCCGCAAGGTAACGGATGTCACGGCCTTCGATTCCCTTTATATCGATCTTCTCACGGCCAACCTCGCCTCCAAGCTCGCGGTCCCGCTGACCGGCGATGCGAACAAGGCCGCGCTGCTCGCGAAGGAAACCGAAATCCTCGGGAAAAACCCCGCCATGCGCCGGGATTCCACCGAGCGCAAGGGCCGGATCAAGCCCGCGTGGATGTCCTCCAAACTCGTCTCCTCCCGAAATGGAGGCGACGGCGTCGAGGCATCCAAGGCGACCGGCGGCGGACCCGCTGGAGGCGTGAGTTATCCCTCGCTCCTTGTCACCGTGGGATCGGTCACGAACCTCCCCACGGGAGCGACTCCCACCGTCACCAACACCGGCACAAACGACACGGCGGTTCTGAATTTCGGTCTCCCCCAAGGCCCAGCCGGAACGGTCAATGTCGGCACGACCACCACCGGAGCCGCAGGCACCAATGCCAGCGTTGCCGCCACCGGCACCCCGGAGAACCGCGTTCTCAATTTCACCATCCCTCGCGGAGACCAAGGCATCCAAGGCATTCAAGGATTGCCGGGAACCACCGGAGCCGTTGGCCCCGCGAACACTCTTGCAATCGGCACGGTCACCGCTGGCCCCACCGCAGCGGCCTCAATCACCGGCACCGCTCCGAACCAGACGCTCAACCTCACCCTCCAGCAGTCCGCGCTCCTCTCCTCGGCCAAGACAAGACTGACCGGCAACGGAACGCTCAAAACCTTCACCGTCTCAGGACTCAAGTCTTCCGACCCGAACCATGTCATCGTCTCAATCAACGGCGTCGTGCAGGAACCCACCACCGACTACCTCGTCAACCAAGGCGCTGGCACGATCACCTTCGCCACCGCGATCCCGAACAATGCGAAGATCGTTGTTGTCGCCCTCGGCCTCTATTCCCCCACCACCCAGCGTGACCCGGACAACTACATTCACTCCTTTGCGCTGAACACCGCAGGCACCTTCTCCTACTACGGACTGCTTCTCAATTCCGACATCCCAGCCACCGGCTCTCCTGCCGCCGTGGCCAAGTGGACCATCACTCGTTCCGCCCTCTCCGCCAACGGAACCGTCACTGCCACCGCCCAAGCGACCAATGTCGCGTGGACCAACCGGGAGACTGCCACCTACGCATGACGACGATCACCGAATCCAACATCACCCAGCAACTGGACCTCTCCCAGTTCCAGATCGTTTTCCCCGAGGAAATCCAATCGGTCGTCGAATATCCGCAGGCCGCAAATTTTCCGGAAATCGGAAAAGCCCAGCGCCTCTACATCTCGCTGGATTCCGGCCTGCCCTACCGCTGGAACGGCACCGCCTACACCCCCGCCGCCGATCTCCCCGCGACTTTTTCCGAAACGCCGCCCGCACACCCCTACACCGGGCAGCGTTGGACCACTCCTTTTGATCTCACGACCTACGAATGGTTCGCAGGCGCGTGGGTCGAAAAACCAACCAACAACTAACCAGAAAACACCACCATGGCAGCTATCTCATTCCCATCCAGCCCCGCGCTGAATGACATCCACACAGTCGGAAACCGTTCTTGGAAATACAACGGCACCGCTTGGAAACTCGTCCCTCGCACAACCGATGCGGTTGTCGAAGGTTCCAATAACCTCTACTTCACCAACGCCCGCGTGGCCTCGGCCCCAGCCGTGTCCGCCCTCGAATCCCGCTCCAGCGCGATTGAGAGCGACATCACCGCCATCGAGTCGGCAGCGTCGAGCCTCACCAGCCGAGTCGGCACCGCCGAGGGAGAAATTGATTCCCTCCAATCCGGCCTCTCCACAGCACAAAGCAACATCACCGCTCTCGGCGTTCGCGTGGACGATGTCCTTTCCAATGTGGATGGGACTGCCCTTAATTCGCTTTCGGAAATCGTCACCGCTTTCCAAGCTGCGGATTCGGATTTGAACGGAGCCATCTCCAGCCTCGCCGGAGCCGCCTCCACGAACCTCGCCAATGCCGTCTCCTCGCTGGAAGCTGCCGATGCCGATTTGGCCTCGGACATCTCCGGTCTCGACACCCGCCTCGACACCGCCGAGAGCGAAATCAACACGCTCCAGAGCGACCTCGACGCCGCCGAATCCGCCGCCAGCACTTTGGCCGGTAGGGTGACTACTGCGGAAGGTGACATTGATTCGCTGGAAGGCCGCGCCTCCTCCTTGGAAGGCGGACTCTCCACCGCGCAATCGAACATCTCCTCGCTCGAAAGCGGCAAGCAAATCAAGGATGTCGTTTCCACCACGGCCCCCAGCCACACCGCTGGTCTCCGCTGGATCGACCCCACCGACATGACCGAATACCTCTCCTACAACGGAGCGTGGGTCGAAATCGACAAGCAGTAAAAAACCATGTCCGCCCTCGCGTTTCCATCCACCCCGTCAGTCAACGACACCTTCGCTTCCGGTTCTCGGAAGTGGAAGTGGACGGGAGCGCGTTGGCAGGTCATGCCCGTCACCATCCCGGCCTCTCGCCTCTCCGGCGAGGGGGCGGAGATGGGCGACATCCTCGTCTTCGACGGCGAGGCGTGGTCACCCGTTCCTCTCACCGAGGGCGGTTCCACCATCGCCCGCGCCGCTTGGGATTCCCCCTACCACTACTACGGCACCGCCCCCACCGGCACCGCCGAATCCTCCACCGGTTGGTCGATCACCCGCATCACTACCGATGCCGATGGGTCGGTCACAGACACCCAATCCGCCACCGGCGCGTGGTCTTCCAGAACCTCACTTTCCTACAGCTAAAAACTCAAAAAATCCAAACACCATGAACGCTACCAACCCAATCGAAATCGACGGCAAAACATACCCGAACTTCTCACTCAACCTTGCCATTACCGGAAGCTACAAAGCTGACGGATCGCAAGACGCCAGCATCGCTATGCGTTTGGTCCCCACGCGCCTCGTCCCCGCCACCGACGAAGCCCCTGCATCGGTCGAAACCGCAGAATTAGCAGCCATCGGCCTCCTGCGTGGCCATCTGCATGAGATTGCCGACCCCGCCGAGCAAGCCGCCGTCGCCGCGATCCAGATTGCCCTGCAAACCCTCCTCACCGCGAAAGGACTTTAAACCATGGCCACCTACTTTGCCCGCAAGGCAGGAAACATCAACGCTGCCGATGTTTGGGCTACCACGCCAACCGGCACTGCCAGCGATTTATTCCCATCGTTCACATCCTCCGATGTGTTAATGGCGAACAGCTTTGCAATCACCGTCAATGTCAGCGCAACGGTTGCTGAAGTCCGCAACGATACAACCGGAGGCGCGACGAATGGGGGATCGTTTACTTTAAGCAACGGCGTAACTCTAACTGCAAGCATATTTACTGGATCAGGATCAATTTGTGTAACTTTTTCCGCCGCATCGCCAGCAAGTGCTTCGATTGTATCTTCCGAGATAAAATCTTGGGGAACCATTAACTCGCCAGCCGTAAACAACTCGGGAACAGGAACTCTTACAATCACTTCTGCGACAATCACCGGAGGCAATGCTGGCTCTGGCACCACGCAGAGTGCTGGAGTTCTAAATTCATCCACAGGCACAACAAACATAACTTGCTCTGGCGGAGTTACTGGAGGGGCTGGAAGTCAAAGCCCCGGAGTTGCAAACACAGCTGGAGGAATAATGACGGTCACTGGGAATGTGACTGGAGGATCAAACAACTCAGCAGTAGGCGCATTAAACAATAATGTAGGCACAATGACAATCGTGGGGATTGCAACAGGTTCAGCGTCAAATGTTACTGCCGCAGGAGCCAGCAATACATCGACTGGACAAATAAATGTCACACGCGCCAAAGGCAACGCCTACGGACCTGGAAATACTTCCGGCCTCGCCGCCGCCGTTGGAGCATCCAACGCTGGCATCGGAATCCTGCAAATTGAAGAACTTGAATTCGGCGAATTTGGTCAATCCCCTGTCAGCGGCACAGGCATCCGCCTCAAAAAACTCGGCAGCAATGTCGCCGTCTTCAACTACTGCGATACAGCAGGCGCGAAAACTCTTATCGACGCCACGCAAAACGCCACTATGCCAGCCGCCACCGATGTGCGCCTCGGCGTGAGCTACGCGAGCGGAGCGCAGACCGGCTCCTGTGCCGTGCCATCCGCAGGCTCGGTCGCCCTCGGCGTCCCGGTGGACAACACTACCGGCACTGCCGTGCTAACCCCAGCCGCCGTCTGGAGCCACGCCACCCGCACCATCACCGGCGGGCTTGTCGATACCGCGACAACATTGACCAACGCGCCCACCGTCCCGACCGCCAGCCAGATCGCCTCACAGGTCAGAACCGAGCTATCAAGCGAACTCGCCAAAGTCGCGGCCCTCAACACAACGCGCCTCGGCCAAGTGGCGACCACGGAAATCCTCGGAAATCTTTTAGCCCAAGCAAATAGCTAATGACGCCGGACTCCGCCCTCGAAATCGTCAACCATGCCGCGCAACAGGATGCCACTTGGCACATCATTGCGCTGGTTGCCATTGGCTTGATTTTCGCCTCCGTCCTCTTCCGATGGTTCACCCGTCGGCTGGAGCGGGTCGAAACCAAGATGGAGGAACAAAATTCGGAATTTGTCCAACACCTCAAGACCGCCCACCGCGAGATGTTGGAAATCATTTCGGCCAACCAACAAACCACCACCCGCGCCATCTCCATCATGGAGCGCGTCGAGCGAAAGCTCGGATAAAATGCCGAAGTTCGATTTCTATCCATCGTTCAATGCCGGTGAGGTTTCCCCTCTCATCGACGCCCGCACCTCGCTGGAGAAATACCGCTCGGCTTGCCGAACGCTGGAGAACTTCCAAATCCTCCCCTACGGCGGCGTGCTACGCCGACCCGGCACCCAATACCTTGGCACGGTCAAAACCTCCGCGGCCCAAACCCGGCTGATCGGATTTAACTTCTCCACCACGACCCGGTTCGTGATTGAGATGGGGGTGGGGTATTTGCGCTTCTGGAGCGGGGCGACCGGGGCGCTGGTCAACGCCGCGACTCCGGCGAATTGGGCGACCGGTGTGCTCTATGAAAAAGGCAACTATGCCCGCGAGAGCGGCACGACCTACTACTGCCTCGCCGACCACACCGCAGCGACATTCGCCACCGATCTTGCTGCCGGACGCTGGGTGGCGCAGTCGATTCTGGAGGTTCCGACTCCCTATGCCGCCGCTGATCTCCGCGAAGTCCAGTTTGCGCAGGTCAACGACATCATGTATTTCGCGCACGCGAATCACCCTCCCTACAAACTTTCCCGAGTCGCGGACAACAACTGGACATTTGAAATCGTCGATTGGGATTATCCGCCGCTCCAAGATCAAAACGCCACCGATGGCGTGGTCAATGTCACCCAAGGATCGACCGCGATCCCGCGCTGGACGGCAGGAACGACCTACACGGCGGGCGAGTATGTGCAGCCTCCGGCATGGACGGCAAACACCGCTTATGTGACCGGCGACATCGTGGAAAATGGATCGACCGCTTACAAGGCAACAGCCAACCACACCTCACCGGCTTCGTTCTCGACAACCAATTGGGCCGCGCAAGCCACCGGCCCATTCCGCTACAAGGCAATCACGACACACACCGCCGGAACCAATTTCGGAGCCGATGCCGACGGCACAAAATTCAGTTCCCTTCCGCTCCCGCTGAACCGCATGGGTCGCCATATCATCAGCGCCCCGGCCAATACTTTTACCTCCGCGATGGTTGGCCAAAAAATGGAACTCAAATGGCCGACTTCGTTCACAGGCTTTGGTTCCAGCGGCGTGACCGTCATCGGCGCTTCCGCCGACATCAGCGTGAACATCACCCAAGACAATGTTTCCGATCCGACCGAGATCGAAGGGGAGTGGGATTTGATCACCAACGGAAAGTGGGATGCCACCATCCA